CAGTAGCGTTAACACCTGACCACATGATTGTTTCGTTGGCAGCAGCGATACCACCTACCAAACGACCGATGATAGCGTCTTGGATTTGTGTGTTTACACGTCCGCTCATTACGTCAGCAGTAGTCCAGTCAATGAAAAAATCCTTTTTACAGATTTGACGTTGAACTTGGAACTCTTCCAAAGTCAAGATGCGCTCAGTCAAAGTGATAGTACCTGTAGGGGTAAAGTCACAAGTGCCAGCGGCAAAAGTTACAGTGTCATCAATTTTACGTACTACTGATTTGTAAGGTACGTTAGGCTTCATTGTCACGTACTGAGTAGATACGTTAGATAGCAGAGCCTTTGCTACTATCTCACCTGCCAGCTCGCCGGCATAGGTTGTAGTTAAACTAGTTGTAGTTGGCATATTAATTTACTTTTTTTTATTCTTGATTATTTGCTTTGTTTGTTACGGATATTCTCCATGAAGTCAGCGAAGGAGTTACCATTCGATGCTACAACTGGAGCCGCATTCTTTTTAAATTCTTGAGACTTAACGCTAGGAACGGCAGGGGCTTTTTTAACTGAGGCAAGCTCAGCCTTAACAGCGTCCGTATCTTTCTTAGCAGATTCAACAGCGGCAGCAAGCTCAGTCTTTTCAACTTCAAGTGCTGCGATGCGCTCAGACAGTTGACCGATTACGGCAACGAGATCCTCGCTGCTCATTTCAGTTGACTGTTCTTCGCGTTCGATTTCAGAAATGATACCGTCCGTGGCTACGTAAACTTTCGTTACGCCATCCTCAAGGATGTATTCGCCCGCAGGAACTGGTACAGGATTGCCTTTGGCATCTTGCGTGTAGATGTCAACGCCAACTGTCCACTCATCCGCAGTTGAGTAGATTTTGGTGCCGTCAGCAAGTGTGCCTTCTACGGCAAACTTTACCTCCGTTGCAGTCGCTTCGGCTGCGTCAGCTGATTCATCTTCAAACTTGATACCGAGTGCAGATGGTTCAATGTTGTATTTTGCAAATACAGCTTTGATTTGATTTTTGATATCTGACATTTTGGTAATTTTGGTATTGTAGCAAAACCGCCGTTTTGTTGCATGGGGAATTGTGGCTACATTAGCCGTATAAAATCAAAATAATGAAAGCACAACCACAGACAAAAGACATGCGCATCAGTGCGCGAGTGACCGAAAAAGAATTTAAAGCAATCACAAAGGCAGCGAAGCAATCAAAAACAACGGTTGCAGAATACATCAGGTTGTCAATTCTAGGTTAATCAGTGACAAACACAAAAGAAAAAAGGGAGGCTCGTTTGCCCCCCTTTTTTTTGCTTAACCCTAAACGATGTTTATCACTAAACCAAAACTCATCCGTAGATGAGCGGCTAATATAATCACATTGCCTGAACTATCGTAGTGACTACGTCATTCGCGGGATTATTGTCAGGCTGTCCGTTCACACTTACCACGCTAACTTTGAATGTTGCAGGAAACTTTGTGTTTACAGTCGGATACATCACGTTGCCTGACCCGTTACTTTGTCCCGGATTCAATGTTACAGGTCTATCCCAAAATCCAGTGCGTCCGTCAAACTCCCATTTTAATTTGTAGCTAGTCACTGTTGCAGCACCACGATTTGTTATGCGTGTACCTATGCGCACACGGTCAGGTGCTAGCCAAGTGTAACCTGTTGAATTCAATTCTAAGTCATAATTACCCACAGGCACAGGAGCGATTACGTTAATAGACGTAGTTGCCATGTTATCGCTTTCATTGCTTTCATTTACCGAACCTGCAACATCAATGTATAGGTTGAATTTACCTATTCCCGTCACGTTGTTAGGCACTACGTATGGGAGCGTACCTGTAAACAACAGTTGGCCTTTTAAGATGGTCACATTGCCAGTGTAGAATGTTGACTTAGATCCATCAGGGCGGATGAACTCCAGCGCAATGTTTGTGACTGTGTCAGCATCACGCACTTTGTCAAGTTGCACCGTGTAAGATACTGTTACCTGCGCCCCCTGGTTAGCAGATGCGGGTGAACTTACTGTGCCGTATAGGTTGCTAAGTTCAGATGGTGGTGGTGGTGGTGGTAGCTCGCCGCTTTGAGCCTTCACGATTGCAGAATACAAGTCAACAACACCGTAACCGAGTTCTAATGACTTACCATTTGCATCATAAACATACCCGCCACTCTTTAACGCAGTAGTAGCGATGATGTCGGTCACTTGCTTTTCGGTTAGTGTAGGATTAGCAAGTATAATAGCAGCAGCACAACCAGCCATAACAGGACAAGCAGCAGATGTTCCGCTGAAATTCGTATAGTTTGAATCAGCCTTGTAGCCATTTGCGCCCATGCGGTCTGTTGTTGGTGTAGCCACACCCGGAGCAGCAGCAAAAAGTTTGGTACCATAGTTAGAGAATCCTGCGCGTGTGTTGTTTTGAGCAGATGCACCAACGGCATGCACCATCGGCAATCCTGCGGGGTTAATGTTTACGGTCGATGAGTAGTTGTTGCCACTAGATGCAAAGACACAAATACCTTTTCCACCACGACCAGTGTTCTTAGCCGCGGTGAGTGCGTTTGCAAACATGGTATATGTGTTGCCACCGCCCCAACTCATGGAAATTGCAAGGCAGTTAGGGTTAGCGATTGCCTTGTTGACTGCGCGTGTTACGATTGTGTCCGATGTAAAGAAACCACCGCCGCTGTTTGAGTTCATTGCTATGTGCAAAAACTGCACTTTGAGTTTGTTGTTACCAATCGAACTCACTCCGATGTCATTGCTGGTCTTAGCGCAAATCAATCCGCTACATGGTGTGCCGTGATTCTCATATGGGCTAATGGGTCGCACATCTGCTGTGTCATATGCACAGTTCCATGACAGGTCACTTATAGTGCCTACCAAATCCTCGTGATCAACTTCACACGCTACGTCCAAAACAGCCACTTCACCGTATGCATTTGCGGGAATAAGTGACCATGCCTCGGTAGCACGGAAGTTTTGAAGATGCCACTGTGCAGGGATTGACAATTCAGCATTAGCCTCGAATGGTTGGATATAATCAGGCTCAACACTAATGAATAACTTAGTGCGCATGAGCGACTCATAGAACTCATCAAAGCTAGCGAATGCAGGCACTTCTACAAACAGTGTGTTGGTTGCCTCAAACACTTCCTTAATCTCTACCTGCTTTAGTTCTAAGAACTCAACGGCAGATTTCAGATTGCTAGTGATGCAGATTGCAAGACCGCTAGATATTTTATCTAGTGATCTATCAACCTCGTTCACCTGCAACACCTTTGCCGCATCGGGCACAACGTGTTTATCATCTTCAAAGACTACAATGCCGAACGGTTCAAAGACCGAGAGCACATTGCTTTTTGTTTTGTTTTTGTCAAAGGATTTCTTGTCCTTGAACTTTACCGCGTTTATTTTCATTTGGATGGATTTACAGTGCTTAATAGTTGGTCAATCTCTAGCAGCAATTCAGCCTCGTAGTTCTTAACGCCGCTCATCGCTACACCAACTTCGTTGAAAAAGCCTTCAATGCTATACCCTTTTACCTTACCCTCTTTTACATCTTGCCACACGCTGTCATCATCGACATGCGTACCGATGAACCATGTGCCGTCTGGTAGTTCAGATAGTCCAAGTTGCATAGACTTATCCTGCTTGCCTTCCTTAATCCATGACTCAACAACCGTCACACCCGTCACAGGTATTTCGTGTTGCAAGTTGGTTGTGTGTTGCAGATTCTTTTTAAAGAACTGATGCGCGATGGCTTGCACGGTGGCCTTTTCAAAGTACACGTAGTATGGCTCACCATTTTCATCATAGCGCAATATCTCTTTATCCGGGATGAGGGCAGCACCGTATAGCATACGGCGTTCGTCATTCAATGCGCTCAGCTGCATCTTTGATAGTGCAATCCAATTCTCTTCAATAGCAGGGCTATCTACTAAGCCCATCGCTGTAATACCCAAACGGCCTTCCTCATCTATCACACACTTAACTACTTTTCTTTTTTCCATTTTGTTTTTGTTTTAAAGGTTATCCTAAACGTGCAAGGTCTTGCACTTTCTCTCTTACTTCAACTTGCGAAGCTACATCACCCGCAAGAACAAATGCGCGTGGCGTTAATTGTTCTGGTCTATCTTGGATGAACTGCGCCGCAAGTGGGTTGAACTGTGCTGGCTGTGATTCACCGCCGCCGCCGCCGCCCGTTGATGGTGGTGGTGTGCTTGTCGATGGTGGCGTGCCACTACTTTGGAACTGTTGCGATGCAATGTTCTTTACGTTGACAAGACCAGCAGCCACAGCAAGTGCTGCCTGAATGTATGGTTGTGCCGGGAATAATATGGTAGCAGGATTGATTGCAGCGTTTGCAAAGATACCCTGTGCGCCTTTGTAGGTGTCAACGGTTGCCTGTGCAATGCTTGCCGCCTTCTGAATCTTGAACGCTTTTTTAGCGCGTGCCTCATCACCTTTACCGAATGCCGTAGCAAGGTTGGAAATGGCTCCGAGTGACTGTGATGCTAATGCAAGTTTTGCATCTTGCACAGCCTGTGCATCTGCTAACTCCTTTTGTGCTGCACGTTGTTGTATCGCATCTACATCGGCAGCATTCTGTGCCGCAATTGCTTTGAGTTGATCAGCATTGCCTTTTGCGCCATCACGCAGCTTCATAGCTTTCAGGTCAGCAAGTGCAATCTCTTTATCTACCCCCTCCTCCATCAACATAATCTGCGCTTCCTGTGAATCACGCAACGCCTTTAATTCAGCATCGTAGTTTGTGAGTTCAGTCTTAGTAGACTCAACAGGCTTAGCCGCATCCTTGCGTATTTGCTCCGTAATCTTTGCGGATTCTTCTGCAGTCTTGCGACGTGTAGCTAGTATTTGTTCCGATAACTTTTTCTCATTGGCTAATTCCTCATCTCTTTGCTTTTGTCTTTCATCCGCACCTTTTTTATTTATTTCGTTAATCGACAACTGAAATCCAGCCTGTGCATTCTCTAAGTCTTTAAGTGTTTTTTCAGCAGCCTTTAAAGCATCATCACCCTCTTTTGCTACTTCCGTTGGATTAAATACCAATTCCGCTACCGATGTAGTGAACTTGTCACGCAGATTACCAAACTTTGCAAAAGTTTCATTGCTAATTAAACCAAGCGAGTTAAGTTTTTCAGTTAATAAATCAACACCCGCAAGCAGTGCTGTAATCGGTAAGCTAACAAAGTTTAATAGTCCTTTGAGAATATCGCGATTCCTTTCGGCTGCTTGAATCTGTGCATCTCTTTGTATGCGTAGCGTCTCAATCACTGCCTTTTGGTCAAGTATAGCCTGTTGAGCTTGCGCTATCTTGGTCTGCAATATTTCCTTTTCAGTCTTTCCTGCTAATCGCAAGATGTTTTCTTGCTGGCCTATTGCATCTAGTTGTTCTTTAGACTTAGCCGCACTTTCTGTTTGTGCATTTAAGCGTTCAGTTTCAGCATCGGTTACACCGTCAATCAAACTCAACAACTCATCCGCATACACAATAGCAGCGGCAATGGCTGCACCGATAAGGAATATTGGGTTAGTCAATAGTGCCTTACCAACGGATGCAAATGCGCTACCTATACTGCTTATGCCTTTTGCAATATCACCCGGCTTAACCTGCCCGATGTTTGCCGCTAACTGTTTTGCACCCTCAGCCGCACCTTCAAAATCTAGATTAGATATACGTGAGGTCACTAATCCTAGTGATCCACCAACGCGCTCAAATGCACCACCCGCCTGTGTACCTACCGCTTCGGCTGCATCACTTATTTTGTCTTTAAGTTCACCCGCTGCTGCCGCAAGTTCACGGTACTTTTCGCTGTCAGGTTCAGTAGCCGCAAGCTGTGCCTGTAATTCACGCAGCTGTGCCTTGAGTGATTTGGACGATGTAGAAACTTCATTCTCAGCCGCCGCAACATTGTCAAAGGACTGTGCAGTGTTATTCACCGCCGTCGATGTGGCGTTGATTTGCGTGTTCAGTTCCTTCAGGTTCTGCTCACTTTCAGTGGTGTCAATTACAAACTTTTTAACGATAGTATCAGCCATGTTTAAAATAGGTTATATATAGCGATTGCAATTAGTGACAGGATGAATAAACGCCAAGACCACAGCGTGACCTTCCATAGCATACGCTGCCACGGCTTTAACGCCTTGTTGTGTTTGGTGTGTGGATTCACTCCTGCCTTGATGTAGTTGATGCTGTGTTTGATTTGTGTGCTCATCGTACTGCTGTGTATTGTAGTGCTAATGTTGTTTTAAATGTGCGTGGAAAGCCCGAACCACTTACGGTAATATCAAATCTATGCTGTGTTGAGTCTGACGATGTGTCGATGGTCGGAGAAAATGTTATACCGCCACCAAACAAGTTTTCTTCGCTAATCAATAAAGGGCTACTCGCTACACTAACACCTGTGGTTTTCCATAACGTAGCGTGAAATAAGCCTGTATAGTTTTCACCTGATACAGGATTAAAAATTGTGATGTGCATAAGTGCCACCCAATAACTTTCATCAGGAATCACAAGAAAGTTGTTTGCTATATTCTCGATTGGTGGTGTGATTATTTGCCCCGATAATGTCAATGTGATTTCATCACCATGCATGATTACACCATGTTGCGTTGAGCCTTCTGGTTGCGTGCGGTCATCTCCCTTCCATCCACCACCCAAGTGAAAACCACTAGAACTGATTAAGACGTTTTTACCCACCATGCTATTGCCCCTTACTTCTGCATCAAGTTTGAGGGTGTCACCAACGGCTAATGTGTTGTTGTTACCACCGATGATGTCGATGCCAGCACCCGAAACAGTCCTGCCTGAATTACCGTTGTTCTGCTGTAAAACAACATTGCGTGGTGTAGGCGCAGTGGTTGTACCTATGATGCCGTTGGTTGGTCTATCACCGCCCTGATTAAACGCATAGCACTCAGCCTCACTCTCACTCCATGAATAGCCGTAACGCACACAACAACTTTGTGTTGATGCTACGGGGTCACCATTGCCATCTACAAAGTTTACAATACCATTTGTGCTAATTGTGCCGGGAGTAGATGAACAGTCAGCCTCCGTGCGCAGGTACTTCATGAGCTTCACACGTGTCGACTCAAAATTGCCCACCTTGTAATCCGTTACCTCAAGTATGCGCCACTGCGCGTTGTTTACAAAGATGATGTCATTGAACTTGAATGTGAGGATGTCGGATAAGTCAAGCGCGAAATACGCCTCCATGATTCTTGCATCGGGCGAGTAGAGTTCATTCATCGCATTGCGCCAATACAAGTTGAACAGGTTGTTGTACGGGTTAGCATTAATCTGCGACGGTGGTACTTCAGGTGCCCAGTTCAAATCAAAGTCATCAAGTGAAGGGAATGGATCACTGTAATGTGATAGGGTAGGCACCGCATAACCGACAGCCGCCTCAACTCCTGCGCTGTCATCATACATCTGTATAAAGATAGCGCCGATGTTATATCCACAGCGCGGCCCCGGCACAATGAACTCATTTTTATCATTAAGGAATTGTGGCACGGCTACATCAGTTCCGGGAATAAGTCCGCACGGCATACTGCGCGTAATGAGTTGCACGCTGTTATCTCCAGTGGTGAAGCTGCTAGGTGTAGTATCAGGGTTAACAGTATAACCTTCCGCTTTGTAATCACCATAGATTCGCCCGTTGTCTTTGTAGAACTTAGACAAGTAATCTTCACCCGCCGTATAGGTGAATGTGGTCTTGTTCTTTTGTAATTCAACCGTGCTATAAATGGTGATGTCTTTGCTGATGTCTAGCTTCGCATTCCAGTCTTTATCATCACCACTGCCGATGTAGCTATTGTATGGCACAATGCTAATCTTCTTTGGATTGATACGGTCAGGCACAATAGCACAGTTGTGCATCTTAATAACATCACTCAAGAAATCAATCTGCCGCATGTCAGGTGCGTTCAGATTGTAAATGAATGTTGATCCATAATTAAAGCGTGTACCGATGAGTTCAATCAATGAATTACCCAAGTCACCACTGCCAGCGTTTATTGTGCATGTTGCTGCAAATCCTGTTGCAGATTCCCATCTAAATGCAAATTCTACTGTATCACCCGCAAGTAAGTTTACGCCATAGTTAAAATCTATAAAAAGCAAATTACGAATAAACCAAGAATCAAGGAATTGTGGCGTACCGCCATTGATTACAATGAATACTTGAAAGTTATTAAATGCAGTCGTAGATATTGTGCCTGTAATTGATACTGATAATGAAATATGAAATGTAAACAATCCGCCCCCCGGTGCTGTATATACTCCAGTTGTAGGGTCATAGTTGTTATTGTTATCAAATGCTTCCGATACAGGCGCATAATATTGGTATGCACTGATAGCACCATTACCAACTGCGGGCATTGTGATATTGCCTGAGTTATAGCTGCGATAGGCATATTGACTACCTAAGTCATCGGTATCTAAATAGCTTTTGTTTATCCACGGCATGTAGTAGCCGCTAAGGATTGACATTAATGAACCCGCCTCAAGTTCAAAACCTGCATCATCAAAGATTTGTTGAAGCAAGTAATCCCATCTTACAGCGGGTGTAAGGTCAGTAGCATATAGCGGCGTAGTGCTATCAAATATGCGGCGTGTGCTTTGCTGTCCTTCTTCACTCCATCGCTGCCCGCGATCCATCAAAAACCAAAAACGACTGCTCGTGTTGAACGTCACGTTATCATACTTCACAACCTCGTTAAGATTTGGCAAGTCGGTTAACGCAGCAAGTTTCTTTTCACCAATGGACTTGTATAGGTCAGGTGTCTCAGCGTAAAACGCAAGTTCAATTTCGTTGAGTTTGCCCTGCTGCTGGTATATCTTCCGCACACGCACGTAACCTTTTGCGATGGGCAGCGTATCAACGCGAATTTCAGCAGGTAGTTTGTAGTGGAAGTAGTTGTTTACACCGCCTGAATAGTTGACATCGAATAGTGCACCAAGCGCGAGTTGATTACGGTCTGTAACAGGCACACGAAACTCACGGCTGAATGCACCTAACGCTTGGAAATTGTTAAGGTCAGTGTACTGCCAGTTCTGACTGATGCTTTCGTTCTCAAATAAATCAAGGTAGTACTCTTGTGATGCGGCCGCAAGGCTGTAAATCTGATACGTTAGTGATTCAACCTCGATAGGAGTCCAGCCTACAAATGTCACAGTGCTCCATGTTGTGCCATCATACGTAGCTGTTGCAAGTTCAAATGTTCCAATCACACCAGTCAACGTTGAAGTGATTTGCACATAGTGACCGATGTACACGGTCATATCACCTAGCATGAAAATAGTCAGCGTGCCAAACTCAGTATATCCACCTGTTGTGTCGATGACTGTATTTCCCGGGCCACCTGCACCTTCAACTCGCACAATTAAACTTACCTCTCCGTTCATGTTATGTCCAGTATTCGTTTGCCATTCTTACTTTCAATGTCAAGTTGTATAGCTTGCCATCATATGTGCGCTTTTCAACGTAGGATGTGTCATCAATGTTGACTGCGATATAACTTCCGTCATCATTCACAAGATGCACCTGATTGCTTACAATCAAGCCACGCAAGTAAATGAATTCTTGTTGTGTTATATAGTCGGTTGTCACGGTCAATATGCGCTGCGCTAAGTTAGTGCGCTGATTCAGGCCACGGTCATTTGCGTAGAAGATTGTCGGCGAACTATTGAACAGCGGACGCTTGTAAGTTTTGCGGTCAACCTCAGTGGTGTATTCTGATTTCTTTTTGAAGTTAAAGTATTCATAACCACCACGCGCACCTACCCATGCAAGGCGCACGTTAGGCCAGTTGCATTCACACTGCGTACCATATACACACTCATTCCAAAAGATGTAGTCAACACTTACCGTTGCAGTTGCTGGACTTAATATTTGCACGCGGTAGTATCTCCAGTTGGGAAAGGTTGAAGGCTTGGCAGCAAATGCAGCACGCGCATTCAAGTTAGCAGGAAAGATGGGTAGACCTTCCACCTCGTAATCATTCATGGTAATGCTTGCGGATATCGGTAATCCTGTGCTACCAACTAGCGTGATATTGCATGAGTTCGCTGCGTTATTGCTCAAGTAGTTTGCAGTTCCCGGCACATAAAGCAATCCGTAATCTTCATCACGTACTGCAATGGCAATCTTACCCGCTGCAATTCCCCATGTGCCAAAGATGGGCGGGTACTTTGTTGTGACCTGCCTATCACTCATTGCAAGTGATGAGGTGCTGCTCATGGAAAACTTGACAGCTTGCAAACCTGTTTCGGGATTCGGTTTGTAACCGTCCGTTGGTTGGTAGTACTGATTGTCTACAAGTATCTCAGTTCCTGATACACCACTTTCGCCGTTTTCAGTTAGCACGCCCGCCACTATCCACCACTCAGCAACGCTAAAATCTATACTATTCCAAGTTGATGTGTCATCAAGTGTGCCCGTGTTTAAGTTGTGCAGTTGATCACCTTGCGCTTCGCGATTGCGTAGCTGAATAAGCGATTGCAAATCGAAGTATAATCGACCGTCTATTGCAGGTGCAATATAAAAATTGAACACCTGTGTAGTTGTGTTGTTGGTCACGGTCACACCGTACTGAAAACCGTCTTGCGCAGTCTCTGTGCTTGATGCAACAATCATGAGCTTCTGCCCGCGTGCGCTCCAGCTATACGGCTGGTCTTCGATAGTTATTGCCATTATCTTAAGTTAAGTAAGAATCTTTGTTCAACACCTTTGGCATATGCCTGAATTAATTGCTCGCTGTAATCCTCCCATGTATCATTGATTGCATCTTGATAGTAGTTGATGCCTTCTATACCATTTTCGCCGATGCTTTTTGCAATGGCAAACGCTGCCGACTTGATTGCGCTCTCAGTTGACTTGATGAATTCACCTTGCCTATTGCGCAGCTTTAATGGTTTTATCTTAATCCATTTTTCAATAGCACTTACAGGCGGCATCTTTGCACCAGGCTTTCTACCATACTCAATCACATCCGCATATTTACCCGCCGCATCTTTGACAGTAAAGTCAATAGTTGGTTTGTTATAGCGTATGCGTAGCTTGTAAGTAAGTGAGTTGAGCAAATTACCAGATGCAACACGATTCACCACCTTACCACGCACGCGTCTTTTAATGCGCAGGTTAGATTGCGCACGCTCGACTACTGCTAATGCGTATTCGTTCAGTATATCCTCAAACGCATGTGCCACTATGCAAGGGTGATGTTGAGTTGTGTTGCAGCAAGTGCATACGCTTCTTCATTTGAATCACCACTGCTGCCCCAGTCCAAATAACTTTGGCCATCGATAATGATTTGGCCCTCGTATATGTTTACCAAATTAGCATCGCATAGCGAATACTGAAATGCAGCACGGGTTGCAAGGTCATCATAGCTGATGTATAGCTGTAGGCATGTAGCAACCTTAGTTTCGCCATTGCTCCAAATTTCAAGCGGTTGTATATTTTTCATATTTGTATTAGTTCAAGGTAAGTATTTATTTGTGCTGTAATTGCTGCTCCAGCTGTCTCAGTTGCAAATCGAAGTGACACCGTACCATTTGCGCTAGGTGTAATTACGCCTTCTACTATTGCACAGTTGTTTGATGTTGAACCACTATTTAAAGTAGCTACACCTGCATCATAAGTAGTAAAGGCAGCAGTAGATAAAGCACCTGCTGTAGAAGCTGGAAACATAACTCGGTAAATCAAACGGGTTGGTGAAACAGGGCCATTAATAGACCATCTTGAACCAGTTGTTGAAACGTTGGCACTAAAAATACAGATAAACTTAAAATTGTAGCTAACCCCTGCAGTAACAGAAAAATTCATTTCTGGTACATCAGAGTAAGCTGTAGCTGTTGTAGCATCATTCGTTGATTTAAAAGTAAAGTTAGGAGCTGAACCTATTTCACTTTTTAATGTTGCCAATGAAATAGCACTTACTGAATTGTCTGCGTTAATGCGTAAATAACGAATCGCACTTGGATTGGGCAGCGTGGCAAGGTTAGTACCTACCGTAGTAAGTCCGATGCTGTTTTGCTTGCCGTTAAATGTTGACCAGTCTGCGCTACTTAATGCACCACGATTTGCCGCACTCGCAGTGGGCAGGTTAAATGTGTGTGTGCTGCCTGCGCTACTTATTGCAAAGTCAGTCCCGGCTGTTCCAACTGCAAAGTTTTGTGTGCTTTCAGTTAAGCCATTCAATGAACTTACACCGATTGCATACGTGGTATGCACTTCACCAATGCGGCCATCTTCTGTGTAAAGCGTGACGGTCTTACCATTTGTATTTTGAATGTCAAACTCAATGTGTATGCGGTCAGTCGCAGCTGTTACCGTAGTAGGTACGGATATATTAAAGCTATATAAATCTGGTACGTTACCATTTGTAATCTGCTCAAGTGGTGAAGTGGCAATTAAGGTAAATGTTGCGCCGTTGTACTTGTACAGTTTTGCAACTATTTCAGCATTGTTTGCACCGCCGCCCGTCTCACTCAAGTAAACATCAATTGTCCATACACCCGCAGGTATCAATAGATGATTGGGCGAACCTACATCGGTGATAAACCTTGCAAGTGCACCTGTAACTGATGCAGTAAAGTTCGCAGCGGGACCAGTGTTAGCGGCCGTTCCTAGTTGATAGTATGGATTGCCACCTATTGTGCCTTGTGATACGTTACCGTTAAAGTAAAAGATTTGACCACCTCCACCGCCTGTGGATGGAAGTGTGCGCAGTGCGCCTGTCCCATCTATATACTGATCAACTGTGCCGTTGGCTGTAACTGCTAATGTCCCGGATGTGGTAACAGGTGAACCCCCAACACTGAATGCGGCGTTACTTGGTGCAGGCATAGTAAGGCCAACGCTGGTAACTGTACCACCACCACCTGCAACGGTGATGAATTCAACTTCACCTGTGCTCGCGTTACTCAATCCGAGAACCTGCCCAACTGTTGCCGTGCCATCGTTTACGGCAGGCGTTATAAGCCGTGCTGAGTTTGGCAGCATGGTAAGCGATGTAGTATTAGATGCGCTTGAATCGGTTGCAGCTATTGCCGCTTTTGTTGGATCAACTACAACTTGTGTTTGAGTCGTGCCCGTAACCTTTTGCAGCGTAACCGATGAACTATCAAGACCTACTGAAACGTCCGCGTTGACTTTGATACTTGCCTTAGATGTTGAGTTTACACGAAAGTTTGAAGTATCATTAATAGTTAACTCGTAAGTGTCGCAATCAATAGTATTGTCCTGCGTTAATACAGGGTCGGTTGTTATAACATCCTGCAATCCTTGCGGACTTGGTATAGTGGGCTTGTTTAATATTTGATAGTCTCCACTTGTTGCATTCCAGTCTACGGGAGATTGACGCAAGCGATAGCCCACAGCTTGCAATGTCCAGTAAGTTGGGTTGGTAGGATTGATTGCATCGTTGTTAGCTATACACGCATACACGCTGCCATTGTACCACACGCGATCACCTACTAAATAAGGATTGCCTTGCGCAGTTGTGTGGTTAGTGTTATACTCAGTCGATACATAAACAGCACCACCACCTCCACCACCACTTGCATCAAACGTAACCGAGCCATCACCGTTGTCTGTGATTGTAATGTTTGTCCCGGCTACTAAGTCAAGAATATTTTGCACTGCATTGTCTACGCCGTTGGTGCGTAACACTATGCCGATAGGCGAACCGCTGCCACCTGATGATGAACCACCAACTGCCCACACAGCGGGAATGTCACATGCTGACCAATCCCACGGTACTTCAAGTTGTAGTGAGAATGTCACACCCGTGAGCGTGTTCTTATACTCTTCCATGAAAGGCTCGATGACAGGCGGCGTTACCAGCTGCACATCAAAACCAAATAGCACTAGACCGTTCTTGACTTCTGAAATCAAATCCTGTGCAAGGCGTACACAGTCGCTAATGACTTCGCGCTGGTATTCTGCCTTTACTTCTTTGTCACGCGGGATGTCTGCAAAGATGATTTGGAAATCAAACTGCATACCACCGTCAACAGGTTTGATGTTGTTAGGTACAACGTGCATGAATGGGTATTGCTCATCTTGATCCATATCGGCAAGGTCAATCTGACCATGTGTGAATCGTTTGATAAGCAAGTGACCTGCGGCAAATGCCTCCAGGCGATTAATCAAAACGTTGTAACTGTAATTGTAACTATTCATTACCTATTTCGTTTTTTACTTTCTATCTTCTGCACTTGCACATAGTCGGCTAAGTATGTCAAGTGCGTAAACACTTCGTATGCCCTGCGGTCTGTGACTGCATCGAACTTTGTTATATCACGGTCGGCCAACACCTCAATGATGTGAAACCATCCGTAGACATCTAAGCCCTCTGGAGTGTATTCATCTTCGCTGCCTCCGTCACTATCTCCGTTATCTCTTTTGCCAAATAGTCTAGGGAACTGCCGTATAGTTCCTGTTCTAAACTTGAAAAAAAAACCAGCACGTTTAGCACATGGTCAAGCGTGAGCTTCTTTACATCATCAATGTACCGAGGTACTTTCAAACTATCATATTTCTCAATGTCATAGCGTCCTGCCCACTTTGCCATTACAGGGCGGTATAGGATAGCCATCATTTTAAGCGCGGCATCTGCGTTTAACTTACCGTCCTTGTACAAGTTTGTACATGTACTATCTAGGTCAACATATTCTCCAAACGTCATCTGTGTAAGGTCGGGAATAAATCCAAGTTCAATAGCACCTACACGAACCTTGCGCTCAAATCCATCCGTGCATAGTTGAATGGCAGCGTCAAACTTCATGATGATTTCATCTATCACGTTTGCCTGTAATAGCTTGATGCTATCCATGTTCTTTCCCGTGATCACTCGCACACGCTCCGACGCATCGACCGCATTGCAGTAGTCAATGTATTGACCAATGGTAACGGCCTTTGCATTTGCCGCTATGTTCACTCTAACTTTCATCTTGCTTTGTATTGTAGTTTTTAATGTGATTTTGTTACAAGTCTGAATGCACTTGAATAATAACCGGGGCTTTTTCATCACCACTATGTGTAATGCGTGCCTGTTTTGGTTTGAAGTATTCGAGTACATCCAGCGCAAGTGCCGAAGCCTTAAAGCGTAAATCTTCATCACGGCTATCCATGCACTCGTTAATGAACTCTGCCACCTTAGGCAAAGCATCTGCAACAAATTTGCTTCCGAACTCTTCCCACTCAAGTGTCTTTTTATTTAAGCTACCGAGTGGCCGACCGTTTGGGTTATTGGTCATTCCCTTTTGTAGTCCCATTATACTTGTTATTTTGATGTTTACAAATTACCGTGGTGAATGCTGTTCATTCAACTTCCCTAGTTGCCGTCTGAACTCAGTGATAAGTTCACGAATGCATGATGCACATGTGGTAGGTTGTTCACGCTTGCCTGTCATCTGACTGAAAAAACGAAAAAGAACCTCGTTATCCTCCTGCGTAATCTTTGGCGCACCGTCTATGCGTTCAATGAAATCACTTAAAGCAAGTATATCTTTCTCACTCCAGTTCAATGCTGACCACTTATGCGCGGGGCAGGATGTAAAACGGTATTTTACCTTATGCGACATAAAGCAGCCGCATAGCTTCACAGGTTCTTTGTAGTACGTCACATAGTTTTCCTCGGGATCTACTGTGCCGCCGATTAATGGCGTGCCGCAAGTGCCCCATTTGTGATTATACCATTTGCACTTTTTACAAATCTCCAGCCGTTCGCGTTGAATTACTGGAGGCACGTTGAAGTTGTACATAGTTTCTGATTCTTTTTAATGCTCTGTGTATTGATAGACGCAAGTACGCATTGGGTATGCCTGTATCATTGCTTAGTTGTTTGTAGTCAAAGTCAGGTTTTGAGTATAGACGCAGTAGAATGGCATCATGTTCATTGAGCCTACCGATTGCGCTATATAAATACTCACCATCTATGAAATGTCCTAGCCATGTTTCATCCTGCTGCGCATCATCTACGGCCTTATCTGCTATGAGTTCGTAGTATTTACGGTAGCGTGTGGCGTAGTCGCTTCTATTACTATGCCATGATAGCCACAGTGCGCGATCAACATACTGCCGAACCTTACCCCTGCACACTATATCTTCCACATCTTCACGCGGCCTATCGAGTAGCCGGGTAATTACCTCATGGACTAAATCACCTGCCCTACTTTTATCGTGCGTCAAGCCGTTAGCCTTCGCCAACCATGAATTGTAATGCCTTGATATTTCACGACTTACACAATCCAATAAAAATAAATGTTAAAATATTAGGTAATTTGTTACCCATCGCAGTATATTTGTCCCTGTCAAAGATAATCAATTTAAAATTTTAAACACAATGGCAACAAATTTTGAGTACACATTCAGCTGCATTGATATGACAGTGGATGTATTGTTTGATTACAGCATCGACCAGAATTGGTTAGATGAAAACCACTACGAGACACGTGTTGACGGCGTAAAAATCATTCGCATTATGTGCGGTGAATGGGATGTAACACACTTAATACTTGAGCATGCACCTGCAAAGGTTGATACAGAACTCGAGAACGCTTGTTTTGAATACGCAGCAAATAATCATTAATCAATAAACACAATAGATAAAATGAAAATCCAAATCAAAGAACCAATGGTAGTTAGTGAAATCGAGGTAGCACTGCCATTCTATTTTCAGAACAGCAACGGCTTTCACACTTGCTACGGCAGCATCAACGAAAACCTTGAACACGTTGAAATGCAGGTACGCAAAGACGGCTCACTGTTTATGATGGAGTCACGTCAACTCGAAAAGTATATGCTTGAATCTTGCATAGCTAATCGTGCCGAGCGTGAAGGCTTCAAAATAATCGATGAAGCAGTGTTCAGTCATCACTTCGCAATGCACCACCGCGAACTGTTCTACAAAATCTTCC